CGCCGGCGCCGGCGTTAATCCGGAGGGGTATCAATGGCAGGTATCACGAAAACCCAGGCCGAGACTCAACTCGCTAAATGGATCGCGGCCGACGCCAAGGTCGCCGCGGGCCAAAGCTATTCGATCGGCGAACGCACGTTGACGCGCGCGAACGCGAGGGAGATCCGCGAGAACATCGAATATTGGGATCGCCAGGTCCGGCGGTTGGTCCCGTTCCGGCAAGAAAACTGTGAGGCTTGTCCCGTCATGAGTGATCAGAAAAACACCTCCGGCGCCGTCGTCGCGCCGGCGAACCTGGCCGACCGGGTCGTCGGGTATTTTGCACCGGAAAAGGCTGTTTCCCGTATGCGGGCGCGCTCGATCATGGCGCTTTCCGGCGGGTACGACGGCGCCGGGTCGAAACGCTCCGGCCTGTTTGGCTGGCATCCCTCGAACCGTGACGCCGACGGCGCCGCTTTGAAGGATCTCCCGAAACTCCGCGCCCGATCTCATGACCTGGTCCGTAACGCGCCGCTCGCGACGGGGGCGATTAGCACGGCGACGACGAGCGTCGTCGGGACCGGGATCCGTCCACACCCGAACGTGAATACAAAGGTTCTCGGCCTCGACCGAAACCAGGCCGCCGAAGTGAACGGGATCCTCCGCGCCCTTTGGGATACGTGGGCGGAAAGCGAGGAATGCGACATTACGCGGACCCAAAACTTCTACGGGCTGCAAGATCTCATGTTCCGATCGGCCCTCGAGGCCGGCGACGTTCTCGCCGTCAAACGGTTTCGAGAACGCCCGGGCGCTCCGTTCGGTTTGAAGGTCCAGGTCGTCGAGGCCGATCGCCTTTCGAATCCGGATCGCGTTCGCGATAGCGAAAGGTTGAAAGCCGGCGTCGAGTACGACGTCGACGGCGCTCCGGCCGCCTATTTCGTTTCCGACAAACATCCGGGCGACGGATTCACCCGCGGCGGTATGACCTGGACCCGGGTCCCGGCCTTCGGTGAACGGTCCGGAATGCGCCAAGTCATACACTTGTTTGACCGGCTGCGACCAGGTCAATCGCGAGGCGTTCCCTACCTGGCGCCGGTGATCGGGGTTCTCAAGGACCTAACCCGCTATTCCGAGGCCGAGATCACGGCCGCGGTGATCAATTCGTGTTTCGCCGTCACCGTCAAGGCGGACAACGAGGAGGCGATCGAGCTCACGAATTCAAACTCGACGGACGGCAAGGGGGATACGATCGAGCTCGTCGATCCGGGAACGAGCGTAATCCTCGACCTTAACGAGACCATTGAGGGCTTTTCCTCCGATCGACCGAATAGCGGTTTCGACCCGTTCGTCGTCTCTCTTTTGCGCCAGGTCGGCGCCGCCCTCGAGATCCCGTTCGAGCTCCTGATCAAGCATTTTACGGCGAGCTATTCGGCAAGCCGGGCGGCGCTCCTCGAGCTCTGGAAATTCGTCCGCAAGCGCCGCGCCTGGCTCGCCGGCAAGGCCTGTCAACCGTTCTACGAGGCCCTCGTCGTCGAGGCCGTCGCTCGCCAGGCGATCACGCTTCCCCGGTTCATCGAGGATCCGTTCGTTCGCGCCGCCTGGCTCCGTTGTCAGTGGATCGGCGACGCGGCCGGACAACTGGATCCGTTGAAGGAAACCAAGGCCGCCCGCGAGCGGATCGATGGTCGCTTGTCGACCCATGACCAAGAGATCGGGCAACTCTCTGGCGGCAATTTCGAGAACGTGACGGATCAACTCGCCTACGAGATCGATCGTCAAACCGACGCCGGCCTCGTTGCTCTCCCGTCTATCGGATCCTCCGAGGCCTCGACCCTCGATCAGGATCAAACCGAACTACTGGAAAACTAGGAGGTTTCAACGTCGAGACGCTGGTTCGAGATCCGCAACGTTACCGACTCGGTCGCGGATATCTTCATCTATGACGAAATCGGGTTTTGGGGGATCCGGGCGAAGGACTTTATCGACGAGCTCAACGCGCTCGGTCCGGTCCAGGCCCTAAACGTTCACATCAATTCCCCGGGCGGCAATGTGTTCGACGGGCTCGCCGTTCACAACTCGCTCAAACGTCATTCGGCCGCGGTGACGATCTACGTTGACGGGATCGCCGCCTCGATCGCGTCGGTTATCGCCATGGCCGGCGATCGCGTCGTCATGCCGGAAAACACAATGATGATGATTCACGATCCCGCCGGAGTCATCGCCGGCACGGCCGACGAGCTCCGCGAATATGCGGACGTGATCGACAAGATCAAGTCGAGCCTGGTTTCCGCCTACCGGGCGAAGACCGGCCTCGAGACCGACGTCATCGAAAGCATGATGACGGCCGAGACCTGGCTCTCGGCGACCGACGCCGTCGACCAGGGTTTCGCCGACGAGCTCGAGCAACCACTCGAAATCGCCGCAAGTTTCGATTTGTCCAGGTTCCGCAACGCGCCGGCGGGACTTCTCGAGGGTTCGGATCCCGAACCGGACGCGGCGGCGCAAGTGTCTGACGAAACGGAGGTTCATTCCATGGCAGACAAAACCTTGACCGGTACGGTCAACAGTGCGCCCGAACCGTCGACGCCGGCGACGGGCGAAACCACGGCTCAAAGCGACCAGGTCGTCGCCTTGACCGACGAGGAAAAGGCGACGATCGCGAACGACGCGGCCAAGGCCGAACGCGACCGTCTCCTCGGTATCGAGAACGCGGCGAAGGGTCTCGACGGCGTCGACGACCTGGTCGCCGATTTGAAGGCGGATCCCGATTGCACGGTCGAGCAAGCATCGGCGCGTTTGCTCGAGCGCGTCAAAGTAAAGGGTTCCGATACGATCGCCAATCTTCGCGGCGAGGATCCGGACGTTTCGGCGGCGCCGACGGAAACGACGGCCAAGTCGGAAACCGATCCGAAGGCCGTCGCCGCGGCGATCCGCGACAAGATCGCCGAGGCCGAAAAGGACGGCCGGATTATGAGCTCGGCCCAGGCCGCGGCGGAGTTGGGATTCTCCGGCTAAGGCCGGCGCGCCCTTCGTTTGTGGGTTTCAGAAAAGGAGGTAACCGAACATGAATCCCCTCTTGAACAAAAGCAAACTCGCCGGCGCGGCGATCACGAAACATCGGATCGTCAAGTTCGGCGCGGACGACGATCACGTAATCCAGGGCGCCGCGGCGACCGATTCCTTGATCGGCGTTTGTGAGGCCGTCGGCGCCGCCGCGGCCGAGGATCGCGTCGACTTCATCGTCGCCGGGATCGCTGACGTCGAATACGGCGGCACCGTCACCCGCGGCGCTTTGTTGACGTCGGATGCCAGCGGGAAGGCCGTCGCCGCCGCACCGGCGACCGGCGTCAATAATCGGATTATTGGCGTCGCCTTGGTCTCGGCCGTCGACGGCGATATCGGTCCGATGTCCATTCAACCGGGATCGATGCAAGGCTAGGCCTGATCGTTTCCGATCTCTGAGGTTCGAACCTCGGCCCGCGGCGCGGGACCGGGGTTTTCTTTTGCCTGAAAAAAGGAGCGTCAACTATGGGTGTCAATGCACCTTTCCCCGTCGATCCCGTCTTGACCGGGATCGCCATGTCCTACCGGAACGCCCGGCTTATCGCCGATCGCGTTCTACCGCGTTTGAATCCGCCCCTCGAAAAGGAGCAATTCAAATATCAAAAATTCACCAAAGAGGATGGATTCACCATTCCCGATACCAAGGTCGGCCGAAAGAGTGTGCCGAACGAGGTCGAATTCACGGCCGAGGAGATCGAGTCCTCGACCGAAGATTACGGTCTCGACGACGTCATACCGAACAAGGACGTCGACAACGCGAGTCATGATCCGATCGGTCACGCGGCCGAGCGATTGACCGAGCTCGTCCACCTTGATCGCGAAAAGCGGGTCGCCGATACGGTTTTCGCCGCGGCGACCTATCCGACCGGCAACAAGAAGACCATTTCGGGAACCGATCAATGGTCGGACACGGCCAACTCGGATCCGGTCGTCGAGATCTCCGACGCGCTCGACGTTCCGCTCATTCGGCCGAACGTTATGATCATCGGTCGGTCGCCCTTCACGTACCTCTCACGCCATCCGAAGATCGCGAAAGCGGTTCACGGAAACTCCGGCGATTCCGGGATCGCCAATCGCCGCCAGATCGCCGAGCTCTTTGAGCTCGAGGAGATCCTCGTCGGCGAGTCTCATTTCAACACGGCGAAGAAGGGCCAAACGGCGTCCTATTCCCGCGTATGGGGCAAACATTGCTCGTTGATCCATCGCGATCAACTAGCGCGCAACGATGACGGTCGAATCACCTTCGGCTACACGGCCCAATTCGGGGCGATCGTTGCCGGTCAAATGGACGAACCCAAGATGGGCCTTCGCGGTTCGGTTCGGGTTCGCTCCGGTGAGAGCGTCAAGGAAGTGATCGCCGCCGCGGATCTCGGGTACTTCCTGCAAAACGTCATTCCCTAACGGGCCGGCGTGATCATCGCCCGGGCGGACGGTGTTCGCCCGGGTTTTCCTTTCTCTCCAATCAGGGGACCAGGCCATGAAATTCAAAGCGAAATGGACGGTCGGCCACAACGGCAAAAAGTTCGAAGAAGGCGATCCGATCGACCTCAATCCCGAAACCAAAGTCGACGCCGATTTGATCGCGAGCGGTGCGGTCGAGAAGGTCGTCGAGAATAAGAAACCGGCGCCGAAGGGCGACGCCGGCGGCGAAACCAAACCCGCGACCTCGAGGCCGAAAGGGCGCTCGAGGAGCCGGTCGAAAAAGTCGACCGCCAAGTCCTAAGCCATTCGACGACCGGGATCCCGGTCGTCGGTTATTTCATTTCCTAACGAGGGGATCCGGTTATGCCGATCGAAGACGCGGCCGATCTCGCGGTGTTTTTTGATACCGACGACTTCGCCGAGACCGTCACCTATACGCCGAAGGCCGGCGGCGGATCCTCGGACGTGGTTTTGATCCTCGACGAGAAGGCCGAGCAATCCGACTTCTTGTCGCCTGGCGTTCTCGCCGAGCATTGGACGGCCTGGGTTCTCGGATCCGCTGTTCCTAGCGGAAAGCCAGTAAAGGGCGATTCGTTTGTCGCTTCGCGAGGGACTTTCGAGATCTCGGGGGTAAAGGTCGACGACGCTACCGGGAGCGTCTTCCGCCTGATCCTCAAGCGGACGGCCTGATCATGGAAATCACGGCCGCACTACAGGGGCGCCTAGACGAGTTCCTCGAGCAACAGGCCCGCGGGATCCAAACGGGGATCCGCGCGGCCGTCGAGGAGGGCGCGAAGGAGATCCAGGCCGGCTGGCGGGCCGCGGTCAATCAACGGTTCTCGAGATCCGGCCGCGTCACCGGCGGCAACCGACGGGTAGCGAACGCCATTCGCTTGAGGGTTTACGAGAACGACGACGCCGGCGCCGCGGCGACGGTCTATTCCAATTTCGGCCGCAAGGACTCGAGCGGGAAGTTTGTCGACTATCTGTTGCCGCATTTGACCGGCGAAACGATCACGCCGAAGGGCGGCCGCTGGCTCTATATCCCGCTCCAAAAGGGGCGCCGGGCCAAGCGATCGCGCCTCGCCGTCTCGAGGGCGAAGAACCTCGCCTTTGTGCCGCTCGGCCCGGGCCGGGCGCTCCTCGTCCGCAAGACGCGGACCCGCTCGACGCCGATCGCGCTCCTCGTCAAGCGGATTCGGATCGAGAAGGGGCTTAATTTCGACGCTGTCGTCCGCCGCGAACAAGCGGCGCTCGGCGGTCGACTTCTGAAATTCTTGGAGACCGTCTAATGCCGACGACAATCCGCGAGACAGTTCTCGCCGCGGTCGCGACTAAGCTCGACGCGATTAGCGGCACCAATTTCAAACGGACGGCGACACCTCCGGTTGACTATGACGACCTCCCCGCGATCCGCCAATACAGCGGAAATCATGTGCCGGTCCCGCAAAACACGGGATCCGAGCTAAGGACCATGCGGGTCGACGTCGAGATCTACGTTACCGCCGCGACGGACGACGAACTCGACCCGGCTCTCAATGATCTCTACGGCAAGGTCTATTCCGCGCTCATCGATCCAGTAGACCCGACCCACGGCGTTCCCGCCGTCCGTCATGTTCGCAAAGCTCTATACGACAACCCGGACATTCTGAGCGAGGACCAGGCGCGGTCCTTCTACGGAACACTCCTCGGCTTCGAGATCAATTTCGAGACCGCGGAATCCGATCCCTACAACGCCGGCTAACCAAAGGAGAAAGCCAAATGAGAAAGACCGAAAGCGGCCCGGTTCCGGGCGGCTCGTCCGTGCTCGAGGTCGAGACGGACGAAACCAAGCGGCCGGCGACGGCCAAGAAGGGCGGCCGCAAGGGCGCCAAGGGTGAGCGGCCGGAAACGGCCGACAAGGAAACGACCGAGGAATAAGGAGTAACCGGTCATGAGCGACTATCGTTTTCTAAATCAGACCTTGCTTGCCAAGGTCGAGGCGACGGCCGGCACGGACGCGAGCCCGGTCGTCGGAACGGACGCCGTCAAGGTCCAGGGGATCCAGTTCTCGCCGAGTTTCGAGATCAAGGATACCGATCAAGAGCATACCGGCTCGATCGACGTCGGCGATCCGATCGTCGGCGGCGGTTCCGTCGGGATGTCCTTCGGCGTCAACCTGAAGGGCGCCGGCACGGCCGGCCAGGCGCCGGAGTTCGGCCCGCTCCTCCGCGGCTGCGGCTTCTCGGAAACCTTGACCGCGGCCGCCGTCACCGGCACGGCAACCGCCGGCGCCGCAAGTTCGGTCACCCTCGCCGCCGGTGCGAGCGCCGTCGACGACGCTTACAAGGGAATGGTGATCGAGCTCGACGGCGGCACCGGATCCGGTCAATCAAACGTGATCACGGCCTATAACGGGACGACCAAGGTCGCGACCGTCGCCGAGGCCTGGACGACGACGCCGGACGGGACGACGACTTACTCGATCGTCGCCAATGCCCTATATCGGCCGGCGAGCTCGTCCCTCGAAACCTTGACGCTCTACGCCTACCAGCACGCGACCGCGTCCGGCACCGATTCCCGGCTCCGGACACTGGTCGGCGCCGCCGGGAACTTGAACCTCGAGCTCGTGACCAAGGAGATCGGGGTAATGAATTTCACGTTCTCCGGCATTTTCCCGGCCGCTCCGACGGACGAAACACATCCGGGCGCCGCCACATTTGACGACGTTCGGCCATCGCCGTTTATGAACGCCGAGGCTTTGATCGCCGGCGCCGCGGTCAAGTTCAACCGGTTCTCACTCGATCTCGGAAACGAGGTCGTTCAGGCCGACGACCCGGCCGCGACTTACGGGTTCGACGTCGCCGGCATTACCCGGCGCAAGATCACCGGATCCATCAATCCGGCAATGACTTTGCTCTCGACCCGTAACGTCATGGCCGATTTTCTCGCCGGCACGAAACGCGACTTCGTTCTCCGCTGGGGCTCGACGGCCGGCCGGCGCGTTTCGATCTACCTGCCGGGCGTCTCCTATACGGGCGCCCAACCGACCGACGTCAACGGGTTCGCTCATGAGGAGGTCCCGTTCCAGGCCGCCGGCGACAACAACGGCGCTTGGATCTGCGTCCACTAAGGGGAATAACGATGTTTCACTCTGCGACGGAAACCGTCGCCTTTACGCCGGCCGATCAGAAGGATCGGCCGGAAGGCGAACGGATAACCTACACGCTCAAGGTTCCGACCCGGCTCGATCAGGCGAAGTTCCGCCGGTCGATCGTAGCCGAGGGCGCTCGCGTTTGGTCGCCTGAAGATATGCGCGCCGCGATCCGCCGCGGCGTCGATCGCATGTTCGAGGGCGTTATCGACGAGACGGAAAAAGCGGAAGTTCTCGAGGGCCTCGAGACCTATTGGTCGTTAACCGACGACGTCTCGCGGTTCGGCGGCAAAACGATCGGCGCCGTCGCCGCCGGCAAGGAGGAGAACCCGGAGCTCCTCGAGATGATCAAGGCCCTCGGCGAGGCGACGATCGTATTTACCGATCTCGAGGCGGAGGTCCGCCGGCGTGATCGGGATTACCGGGAACGGTGCGCCGATATCGACTTCTATTATTCGGTTGCGCTGATCGCGGCGCTCCGTTTGTTCGTTCTCGATTGGTCGGGCCTCGAGGCCGATTGCGAACGCGACGAGGACGGTCTCACGCTCAAGGCGATCGGAACGATCCCGGCGAAACACCACGATCCGCTCGATCAGCGTATCGGCGCGCTCTTGCGCTTCGGCGAGGCCGAAACAAAAAACTGAAAATCCTCGTCGCCTGGCGGTCCTTCCCTTTGGATTTCGCCGACGGCGAGGAATTCACTCCCGACAATCCGAAACCGTCCGGCGAGGGCTGGACTATTCCCGGCCTCGAGGAGGACCTCGGGGAGCTCCGGGTTCATCCGGTTCACCTGGTCGAGCCGGAGGCCGAGTTCCTGTTCGATCTCTGGTTCGAGCGACGCGAACGGCGTTCGCTTCCGGACCCGGGCGGGATCCTGCAACAGGCGGCGAAGACCCTCGAGGCCTTCGCCGTGATCGACGACGCCGTCGCCGCCATCCGGCGCACCAAGGGCGGCAAAGCCAAGGGGTAAACCATGCCGGCACAAAGAGACGTCTACGTTCGCCTCTCTGTTAAGGATGCGAACGCGGCGCAAGCGGCTTTGCGGAAGTTCGGCACCGACGGTCAAGCGGCGCTCCGCAAGATCGACCGGGCGACGAAAAAGCCGTCGAAATCGCTCAAGACGTTGAACACGAGCGTCAAAGCCGGAACCACGTCCCTACAGCGTATGGGGCAGACGGCGGCGATCATCGACGGCCCGCTCGGCGGGATTGCGTCGCGTTTTACCGGGCTCGGATCCCTGATCTCCGGCGCCGTGACGGTGATCGGGAAGGGGATCCAGGCCGCTAACGAATATGAAAAATCGATGTTCAAGATCGAGGCGGTCCTCAAAACGACCGGGTTCGCCTCGGGCAAGACGGCCGACGAGATCGACGCGCTCGCGATCTCGATCGGGAAGAAAACGCTCGCCAGTGTGAACGGCGTTCGCCAGGCCGCGGCGCAACTGTTGACGTTCCGGAGTATCTCCGGCGAGGCCTTCGACCGGACCCTCGTCGCCGCACAGGACCTCGCCGCTCTCGGCTTCGGTTCAATCGAGTCGGCGGCGGTGCAGCTCGCAAAGGCGATGGAGGATCCGGCGCGCGGTTTGACCATGCTCCGCCGGGTCGGCGTCTCCTTCTCCTCCTCGCAAGAGGAGGTAATCAAAAAACTCGCCGAGACCGGCCAGGTCGCTTTAGCTCAACAAAAGATACTCGAGGCCGTCGAGGCGCAAGTCGCCGGCGCCGGCTCGGCCGAGGCCGGCGGGCTCGCCGGCGCCTACGACACGTTGACCGAAAATATCGGCCTATTCCTCGAGGGTGTCGGCAACTCCGGGCCGATCCAGGTCGCGACGCAAGCAATGTTAATGCTCGGCGCCTCGATTCAGTCGCCCAACGATACCTTTTTCCCGCCGGCGATCGTCCGGATCGCCGAGCTCAAAGACGAGATTAAGGCGCTCGAGGCCGAGATCAACAAGGAGGGCGGGATCACAGATCTCGAGGCGACCGGAACCCTCTCCCTCGATATTACGGTTTCCGAGCGGCAAGCGGAGCTCGCCAAGAAACGGAAGGATCTCGCCGACCTGGTCGCCGAGCAAGAGGCCGAGGCCGAGCGGAAACGGATCGCGAAAAGGGCGGCCGAGGAACAAAAATACCGCGCCCAGGTCGACGCCGATCAAAAGCGGTTGTTCGCGCAAGAGGAGGCATTCGTCAAAAAGCTCCGGCGCGAGGTCGCGAGCGAGAAGAAGGCCCCCGTCGCCGCGACCAAACGGGCGACCGACGAGATCATTCGCCTCGAGGACCGGGCGGCGAAGGCGACCCTCGATCCGATCTCGCAGGTCGAGCGCGAGCGGGTGAAGGATCTCGCCAAGTTCAAGAAGCTGAAACGGGACGGCCTGATCACAGCAAAACAGTTCGCCTCGGCCGAGGTCGATATCGCGAAGCTGTTCGGCAAGCGGCGGATCGACGCCGAGAAAGCGGTCGCCGAACAAATCAAGGAGGAGGGGTCTAAGACCTTCGGCGGGGCGGCGCAAAACGAGGTCGAAGAGTATTTCGATTCCATGGGATCCGCCGGGCAACGGACCGGGCGTTACCTGGTCTCGTCCTTCGGCCAGGTCGAGGACGCTTTGACGGCGTTCTATTCCGGCGCCAAGGTCTCGGGCGCCGATTTCCTCGACAGCATGAAGGCCGGCCTCGCCCGCCTGGCGGCTCAAGATACGATCGCGGCGGTCGGGAGTTTCCTCGGGATCGGCGGCGGATCCGGCGGTTTGTTCGGCGGCTCGATTATCGGGAGTATCGTTTCCGGGGTCGGCTCCTTTTTCGGCGGATTGTTCGCCGAGGGCGGGCGCGTCGAGGGACCCGGGACCGGAACGAGCGACTCGATCCTCGCCCGGATCTCGAACGGCGAGTATGTGGTCAACGCCGAGTCGACGGCGCGTTATTTGCCGCTCCTCGAGGCGATCAACCAGGCGCCCGGGCTTGCCCGCGGCGGTCACGTCGGCGCCGCCGGGATCCGGCGGTTCTACGAGGGCGGCGATTTCGACGACGGGGCGAGCGGCTCGGATCCGGGGAACGACGAGGCGGGCCGCGGGGATCTCGCGGATCCGGGAGGAGGAGCAACGTCCGGCGGCGATTTCGACCAGAATTACCAGGCGCCGACGGATATCCCGATCCCGGTCTTCGATCGGTATGGGAACATTGTCGATCGAACCGGCGGCGGTTTCTTCGATCGGATCGCAACTTTCTTCGGCGCCGGCCAGGACGCCGGGTTTTTGGGCTCGACGGCCTTCGGCCTGGTCTCGTTCCTCGCGAGCCTATTTAATCCGGCGCTCGGGATCGGCTTGAACATCGGCCGCGAGGTCTTCACCGGCGGCACGGCCCGAAATACCGGGCTTACCGGGACCGGTCTCGTCGGGTTCGGTTACGACCTTATCACCGGTCAAACGACCGTCGATCAACAACTCAACCGCCTCGCGCGCGGTATCGATCGCGGGGTCGGATCCGTCGCCTCGGCGATGGGGATCGAGGGGGTCGGCGCCGTCCATGGGAGCCGACCGCGCGCCGGCCGGGCCGTTGCGACCTTCGGCGGCGAGGGTGGCGACTTTTTCTATTCTGCCCTCAACGATCGGCCGGAGGAGCGGCGCGCCGCTTTCCAGACGGCCGGATCCTTGGCGCTCGCCGGGTTCGGTGCCGACCTGGCCTCGCAGTTCCGCCACGTCGAGGCCGTCGGCGCGAACGTCGTCTCCGGGATCTCCGGCACCTTCGCCCGCGGCGGCCGGCCGCCGGTCGGCGAGGACGTCCTCGTCGGCGAGGAGGGTCCGGAGATCTTTCGGGCCGACCGGCCGGGGCGGATCATCGCGAACGATGACGTTTCGATCGGATCCGATAACGTCGAGCTCGTCGAGATCCTCGAGGACCTGGCCGGGACCATGCGCGCGGTCATGGATACGAACGACGAGGTTCGGAGCCAGGTCCTCGCCTTGAGCGACGTCGCGCGCTCGAGGCGGACGGCAAGGTTCTGATATGGCCGACGTCTTCTCCGATGTCACAGCCAAGCGCGTTTGGGCCGTCGAGATCTCGCCTTATGATCCCTCGACGAACGCCGAGGTTACGGTCTACGCGGCCTCGAAAGCCTTCACGACTAAGAGCACGGACACGCCGGCGAACACCTATTTCCCGGGCGCCCTCGGCCGCGCCTCGACCTTTCAAAGGTCCATGTTCCGGCGCGGGCGGATCGGCGGTTCGTCCATGCCGGATCCCGGCGCGCTCGAGGTCATCAATACGGGCGCGTTCGACGATTGGCTCGATTATCAGTTCGACGGCCGCGACGTGACGGTCAAGGTCGGCCTCGAGGGCACCGACTATTCGACTTTTGAGGCGGTCTTTACCGGCGTCTCCGGCGAGCTCCAGTTCGGGCGCAACGCGATCCGGCTCAAGCTCTCGGACAAACAAGATCAACTCGACAAATTGATCCAGGAAACGCTTTTCGCCGGCACCGGCGGCAACGAGGGCGGCGACGACCTAAAGGACAAACCGAAACCGCTCCTTTTCGGCGAGTGTAAGAACGTGACTCCGGTCATCGTCGACCGGACAAATCGCGTTTACCAGGTTCACGACGGCCAGATTAAGGCGGTCGACGCCGTTTACGATAACGGCAACCTTCTGACGTTGACGACTCACTATACGGTCGACCTCGCGAACGGGCGCCTTACCCTGGTCTCGTCGCCGTCCGGCCTGGTCACGGCCGATATTCGCGGATCCGACACGGGCGGAACCTACGTCTCGAGCGTCGCCGATATCATGGAGCGGATCGTCAAGAATTACGGCAGCCTCGTCGCCGGCGATATCGACGCGACCTCGATCTCGTCGCTCAATACGAAAAACGCGGCCGTCGTCGGGATCTATACGGGCACCGGCGAGCGCAACCTCCTCGACGTCCTCGACGAGCTCGCGAACTCGATCGGCGCCTTCTTCGGCTTCAACCGCGCCGGCAAGTTCTCGGTCGGCCGGTTCGAGGCGCCGGCGACGACGGCCGATCATACGTTTATCGAGACCGACGTCGTCAAAAACCGGATCTCGAGGGATCCCGGCGGGCCGGTGATCTGGCGGCAAAGGATCAAATACGGGAAAAACTGGACGGTCCAGTCGGACGAGGCCCTCGACGCGAGCGCGACCGACGCTCACAAGGATTTCGTGACCCAGGATTATCGGGTGACGAAAGACGAGGACACGGACGTTAAGGAGGGCGGATCCGGCAAGGGCGGGCATAAGAACGCCGACGATCCCGAGCCTCTCGTGACGGTCCTCGACGTCAAGGCCGACGCCGACACGGAAGCGACGCGGCTCCTCGCGCTCTACGACGAGCGCCGCGACTTCTTCTCGGTGACCGTCAAAACCCAGGCCTTTCAAATCGAACTCGGCGAGACCGCCGAGCTCACTCATTCCCGGTTCGGCCTCTCGGCCGGCAAGAAGTTCGTCGTCGTCGGGATCGCCGAGCGGGCCGTCGTCAACGAGGCCGTTCTCGACCTTTGGGGGTAACGCATGACCGAAAACGTCTTATTCCTTTATGAAAACCAGGTCGACAGCGCGACCATGACCGCGAGCTCGACGGCGGGATCCCTCGGACCCGACAACCTCAAAAACCGCGAGATCGAAAAAGTCGCGCGGACGACCGGCGATACGGCCGAATGGTGGAAAGCGGATTTCACCGAGGACGTTCCGATCTCGACGGTTTGCTTGTGGAATCACAACCTAAGCGCCGGCGGGACGATCCGCGTTCGTTTGTCCAAGAATTCGGATCTATCGTCGCCGCTATTCGATCAGACTTACGAGGCCTGGCCGGTCCTCTATGGGCCGGACGATATCGGGCTCGATATGTGCGGATACGGCGGTTACGCGATCCTCTCCGAGTTTCAGAACTACCGCTATTTCTGGGTCGCTCGCCTCGGCGCCACCTACCTTGCGCCTTATCTCGGCGTCGACGTCGCCGGCGCGGCCAATCCGGACGGCTATATCCAGGCCGGTCGCCTGATCGCCGGGATCGGCTGGCAACCGTCGAAAAATTTCTCCTATGGCTGGTCGGTCGATTGGCAGGACGAGTCGGAACAAATCGCCATGGACGGCGGCGGTCTCTGGATCGACGAGCGAAAGAAATTCCGGGTCCTGACCTTACCGTTCGACTTCGCAACCGAGGCCGACGCCAACGGCAGTTACACGGATTTTCAAAGGATCGTCGGACACGCGAAGGACGTCCTCGTCGTCCCGTTTCCCGATCAATCCGGCGTCGCTCAATACCGGTCGACGCTCTACGGGGTCCCGATCAAGAAGGGGCTCGGTAAGCCGGTCCAGAAGGGCAAGAACGTTTTCGGTTTTACCGTCAAGTTTCGGGAGATCATCGCATGAGCAACCCTTACGACGACCTTATCGCACTGGCGCCGGGGGAAGTCCCTTGGCTCGCGAAGTTTCAGGCGGTGGCGCAACGGATCAAGGACGACGTCGCGGCCCTTTCGGGCGGTTATTCGGCGTCCCTGACCTATGGCGCGCAAGAGCCCTCGAGCGGGACCGGCGTCACCCTGACGAATAGCAGCTCGCGTTTTCAAAACGTGACGATGACAGCGACCGGCCAGGCCGTAGATATGCCGGACGCGACGACCGAAACCGAGGGCCGTCCCTGGTACATTCGCAACGCCGGGACGAACGATTTCGCGATCAAGGCGAACGGCGGGGCGGACCTGGTCGCCGCGGTCGCCGCCGGCGATCTCTATCAGGTTTTCCTTATCGATGACTCGACGGCCGCCGGCGTTTGGACCGTCGCCAAGATCGCCGGCGCCGCGGAGCCGACTTCCTTTATCGGCGAGATCCGATCGAAAGCCGGATCCACCTTGCCGACCGGCTGGCACCGTTGCGACGGCTCGGCGATCTCGCGGACCACATACGCGGACCTTTTCACCGAGATCGGGACGACCTACGGGGTCGGCGACGGGTCGACGACGTTCAATATTCCGGATATGCGCGGCCAGGTCCTCGGCGGCATCAACAATTCCGGTTTGCCGAACGGCGAGAACGGATCCTATTCGACGCGAAACGAGGGGGCGACGGTCGGGACCGAGACTCACACCCTCACGGAATCGGAAATGCCGTCGCATAACCATAATATCGGCCTTGTCGGCGGAGCGCCTAGCGGGCCAAACGGCCCAAGGATGGGAACAGATGGCGTCTCCGCCAACGTTTCGACGGGTAGCACCGGCAGCGGCTCCTCTCACAACAACATGCAGCCGACGATTTTCGTTCCCTTCATCATCTATACGGGGGTTTGGCCATGAGCGCCTTTCGCCACCATCCGGACGGGATCATTTTTATCGACGATCTCGCGATCCCGCTCGCAAAGTTCCTCGAGCTCGAGCCGGATTATCCCGCCTTGCCGGCGGGCGTGACCGGGTTCGAGTATGTCCAGGCCGGCCGACATTTCGCCTACGGTCACAACGGGCAACAAGCGGGCGTCGTCTTTCGCCAGGTCCTCGAGGGCTATATCAACAGACGGCCGACCTATGAGGCCGCACTCGCGCCGGCGGATCCGCCGAGCAAGCTCGAGGCCGCGGTGATCATCGACGGCCAGGCCGAAACGACGCGAACGAAATTCATCACGCCGGGATCCGGCCAGGCCCTCGTTTACGAGCAAAAGCGCGCCGAGGCGGCGGCCTGGTCCGCGGCGACGTCGCCGGATCCCGCCGACTATCCGCTTTTGAAGGCCCGGGCCGAACGCCTCAATCCGACGATTCCCGATTATTCGGCCGTCGCGGCCGAGTGGAACGTAAAGGCCGCGGCCTGGCTTGTGATCGCCGCCGAGATCGAGGGGATCCGCGAGGGCGCGAAGGAGGCGATCGAGGCGACGACCGAGGGAATCACCGGCTCCGCCGAGCGCGTGGCGATCCTCGCCGGCCTGGCCTGGCCGGAGCCCGGGCCGTGAGGTTAGGAAACCGGGCTCTCTGGCTTATGGCCGCCCTCGGGGCGGCCTTTTGTTTACTGGCGTTCGCCCTCGCCGGCGACGTCGAGGCGCAATTCGCTTGCGCTAAAAGGGCGTCGATCGCCGCGTCCCTCAAAAACAAACACCAGGAGGAGCCGGTCGGGGTCGGCGTCGCCTCTAACGGGACGGTTATCGAGGTGTTCGCCTCGGTCTCCGGATCTTTCACGAACGTCAACACGCGGCCCGACGGCCTCTCGTGTTTGATCGCCGCCGGCGAGAATTGGCAGGAAATCGAGAAGAAGGATCCGGAGATATGACTCCTAATCCCGTCACCTGGGGCGACGTCGTTCAAATCCTGATCATGATCGGCGGTTTGATCATGCTTTACCTGGCGATAGCCAAACACAACCGCGGCCGCGACGACCGGATCCTCGCCGAGGTCGAAAAGGCATCCCAGGAGATCCACAGCGTCCGCCAGGAGGGCGAGGAGCGCGCCCGGCGGCTCTATGACCACCTAAACGGCGAATTCGTCCGTAAGGACGTACACGCGGCCGAGGTCGAGGGTTTGAAACACGCGCTCGAGGAGCAAACGGCGACCATTACCTCGGCGATCGGCGCCCTCGAGCGCCTCGGCACGGCCATGAAAGAAGGGAACGGCAAATGAGACTATCCGAACATTTCACGTTGACCGAGGCGATGCGATCCCAGGTCGCGCGGCGCTCCGGGATCGACAACACGCCAGGCCTACAGGCCCGCGAGAACCTCGAGCTCGTCGCCGCGACGGTCCTCGAACCGCCGCGAGTCCATTTCGGGATCGCGTTTTCGCCGTCGTCCTGGTTCCGCTGTCTCGAGCTCGAGGCCGAGCTCTGCCGAAGGACGATCCGCCGGCTCCTCGAGTCCGGCCGGATCGCGACGGCCGAGGAGTACCTCGAAAAGAAACAGCATCCGAAGGGCGAGGCCGTCGACTTCGAGATCCCGGGGATCCCGAACCTGGTTCTCGCGACCTGGCTCCGCGACAACCTCGAGGCCTTCGATCAACTGATCCTCGAGTTTTGCGATCCGGAGGATCCCGCCGGCGGGTGGGTTCACGCCTCGAGATCCGGCGACGGCCGCGATCGCCGCCAGGTCCTCACCTTCGACGGCCGGACTTATACGGCCGGCCTCCCGTCACTCTAGACCAAAGGAGACTCAACGATGAAAACCGTACCACGAGGGCTCGCCGCCCTCGCTCTCGTCGTCCTGTTCGGCGCTTGCGCCCCCGTCGCTCTCGGGGGTATTGCCGGCGCCTTGACCGTTGCCGGCCAGGCCTTCGACCTGGCGGCCGACGCGGCGCCGGCGGTCAAGGCCGCGGTGAAGGCCGTCAAGTCGAAAGACGGGATCCGCGACAAGCTCGCCGAATTCCGGGCACGCTATTGCGCCGAGGCGGATCTCCGCGCCCAATCGCGCCAGGTCCTCGCCGAGGCCTTGACGTCGGCCGGCGTTCCGGAGGAGGAGGCGGCCGTTCATGCGGCGCAAGCGAAGGCCCTCGGCTCGCGTATCTGCCCGGGGGCCGGCCATGGATAACTGGTCGCGGCCGTTGCAGCTCGAGGAGGTCGACGCGCGAAACTGGCGCTTGCTCGAGGCGCTCGAATATCGACGCCAGGCCGCCGGCGTCGAGCTCCGGATCGAGGCGCCCAAGGGCGAGGTAACGGATCTCGCCTCGGTCCCGCGGATCCTTTGGAACGTGTTCCCGCCCTACGGCAAACACACAAAGGCCGCCGTGATCCACGACCGGCTTTACAAGACCGGCGTCCTTCCGCGGTTCCTGGCCGACGCCATTTTCCGCGACGCTATGGAGGCCTCCGGCGTTCCCTTGTGGCGCCGTTGGTTCATGTGGGCGGCCGTCCGCCTGTTTGGCGCGAAACCCTATCAGGGGCGGCGCTAACGACCGCTCGACAAGGATCCTCCCTGGGTAACCTCAGCCCGCCTCGAAAGGGGCGGGCCCAGACCGCTGACAAAGTCCTCGCCTTTGGCGGGGGCTTTTGATTCAATGTGGGATGCTTAAAAACCGCTCACCCCAGCAGACGGAACTGGAGATGGTGACTTTGGAGTCTCTGGTTCC